AAGAAGAAAGATATAGTTCAAAAGATTATCACAGCTTCTAAAGCAATTGCTTCTGAAGAGGATTTCGAGATTTAGGTAATACTTAAGTGGCGAAGAAAACCTTAGATAAACGAAAACTTAGGAAAGATGGTAAGTACTCTACTGGCTATATTCCTCGTACTTGGCAGAAGTGGGCACACGCCACAATGCTTGGGTACAAAAAGTTTGGTAATGTTCCAAGGAGAAGATTTCGTCACGCTTGCCTAGTTTTCCATCGTCGTGGTGGTAAGACCGTTTGGGCAATTAATCACATTGTGATGGCGGCACTAACTTTCGAAAAAAACGACCCTCTTACGGGAAATCCTTTAACCGATCCTAAATTCGCTTACATTGCTCCAACATACAAACAGGCCAAGAGAATATCTTGGGATTATTTTAAAACATATCTAGGTAAATTACCGAACGTAACTTTCAATGAATCCGAATTAACAATCGAGATACACGGACTTACTCACGGTGGTCAGGAGAGTAAATCAACCATTTATGTAATGGGTGCTGAAAACTTCGACGCTTTCCGTGGACTATATTTAGATGGGTATGTTTTAGATGAATATGCAGATATGCACCCTGACACCAGAGGGAAAGCGCTTCAACCAACTATTGCTGATCGTCTTGGATGGGAAGCAATTATTGGAACTCCGAAAGGGGAGAATGCTTTCAAAGATGTTTACGACCATGCGGTTGAAAACTCGGAGAGTTGGTTCCATTGTAAACTTCCGGTCTCTGTCACAGGTCTTATATCTGAAGAAGCTTTGGAAGATGCCAAGAGAGAAATGTCTGCAGAAGAATATGCTCAAGAGTTTGAGTGTGATTTCAATGCCGCACCTTCAGGAAAGTACTATCAGAAATACATTGATGATGCTAGGAAAGATGGTCGCATAACTTCCGTACCTTACGACCCTATGGTTCCCGTAATTACTTATTGGGATTTAGGATTCAACGATACAAATTCAATTTGGTTCTTCCAAACTATTGGAAGGGAAATCAGAGTCATAGATTATTATGAAAATAATGGGAAAGGCTTTGAACATTACGTCGAGGAACTTGCGAAGAAACCTTATTCTTATTCTCGTTGGGTACTGCCTCACGATGCCGAACATCATGAATTATCAACGGGAAGAACTCGTGTGGACTTCATGGAAGAATTCATGCGTAAGCATAATATGTGGAAACCTGGTTGCCTCGACGTTTTACCTCGTACAGCAAATGTTAATGAAGATATTCATGCCGTTAGACAAGTCCTTCCGATTTGTTACTTCGATATTAATAAATGCAAGATCGGACTTAAGGCCCTCGCTGCTTATGAAAAAGGGTACGACGACAAGAACCAAAGATACAAAGATAAACCTAAACACAATTGGGCCAGTCATGCAGCGGATTCATTTAGACAATTTGCCGTCGATTTCGATGGAACTTTGAACGACAACTATAATGGGTCCTTTGGTGGAAACGGTCGCTTAAATAGTAAACAAGAAGAAATGGAACAATACGCCCAGGAGAGCTTTGACTTGTCAGATAGTTATGACCCTCTCTCGGATTCAGCATAGGAAATATTATGGCCAAGAAAGTAAATGGAAATGCTGCTTACAATAAAGCTTACGAGGAATTCACTAATGGGATTTATCAGGGCTACAAAGATCAAGCCGCAAAGCTAAACATTTCCGACACTCAAGAATTCAAAGACTCTTTAAATGAGATAACTTTTTATTTTGATAACCAACAACACGGGGGTTATTACGGAAAAGCTAAGAACACAGACTCAGTTGATGCCTTGATTAAAAGTTCTCAAGAGGACACTGATTTATATACAACCAACATAAAAGCAGAAAGAGACAATTCCCCCAATTTTTTATCCACAGGGGTGAATGAAAGTTCTAGTGAAGGACTCTCTGTTTCAAGCCTAGTACTACAATCCGACGAACAAGAAGATTATTACCAATCACCAACTAGATCATTAGTTTAAGGGATAATCATGAAACTAGAAATAATTGAAAAACTCATAAAAGAAATCGAGGTAATGAAGGCCCTCTCCCGTCGTTGGCATCCAATGTGGCAAGAGGTTCTAAAATGGACTTACCCCGAAAAAGATATGATGTTCAACTCGAAAGCTCAAATCGGGAGCCGGATGAATAAACATATCTATGATTCCTCGGCGACAGATGCTCTTGAAGAATTTGCCTCGATTATGGCAGGACTCCTTGTTAATCCAGCAACCCCTTGGTTCATCTGGTCAACAGGAAATAATCAATTAGACCAAAGACCCAAGACTTCGAAATGGTTGCAGGACGTAACTAGAATTATATTATCAAAGTTATCAGATAGTAATTTTACGGAAGCAATAACTGAACAGCTTGTGGATCTAGGTTCTCTTGGTACGGCCCCAATGGTTGTTTCAAAAAATGCTGATGGTAAATTAGTATTCGAAACAATCCCAGTATTCAACGTGATGATTACTCCTGGTGCCAAAGGGGTAATAAAAAAATACGCAATAAAATACACGTACAACTATAATCAATTGGTCGATGAATACGGGGAAGATGCTTTCCCAACTGACTTTAAGAAAGATATTGATGAACAAAAGCTTCAAGATAAAGAGTGGGAAGTAATTCATTACATAGAACCAAATGATAAAACAGCTTACAACCAATCTAATAAAAGAAGAAAGGGTGTGAAATTTAAGTTCGTTTCATACCATGTACTTGTGGATAAAAAACATATCCTTAAGGAAAGTGGTTACAGTTCTAACCCTATGGCATTTCCTCGCTTCTTTACAACAAGTGCGGAATCCTTTGGTCGTTCACCTCTTACTAGAAAACTAGGTGATGTAAAAGTTTTAAACAAAATGGTGAAAGCCGATTTACTAGGAACTCAAATAGCGATTACCCCTCCTGTCCAAATTCAAGATAGCGGGATGATTCGACCTCTTAGACTCACACCTCTTGCGGTAAATGTCACAAGAAGAAACGCTGAGATTAAACCTATCTTCACAGGTACAAGGCCAGATATTGCTAACGATAAAATCGTTCGTATGCAACAGAAACTTGAGAAAGCTTTCATGCTCGATAAATTACGTCTGGTAGAAAGCGATAGAATGACTGCCGTGGAAGTTAGTCAAAGAAGAGATGAACAATTTAGATCAATTGGGACATTCCTCACTAGATTCTCTAACGAAGATTTAAGAATAGTTATCGATAGAGTATTTGATCTTGTCTCAGATGAAATACCCGAAAGACCTAAAGAACTTAAAGACCTTAAAAATATCATACCTAAATACACCTCTCTTGTTTCTAAAGCTCAAGGTGCTGGCGAAGGTGAATCACTTCTTAGAGCAATCCAAGAAAATGGTGTCCTTATAGAAAAGGACCCAAACATATTGGATTTAATTGATGGTGATAAATCTCTCCTTAACTCACTTGATAGGTGGAATGTGGATAGAAACTTAATTCGCCTTCCTGAAGATGTTAAAGGGATTAGAGAGCAAAGAGCAAAAATACAAAAAGAAGCTCAGGAAGCTGAGTTAGCAAATAGCCAAGCACAAGCCGCTAAGACGATGGGAGAAGCAAATGCAGCAGTCGGATGATGAAAAATTAGAACTTGAACACCTTAATACTCAGAAGGAAATGGTTGTTAAGTTCCAGAAAGTCTTTGGTGGAGAATATGGTCAGGAAGTTTTAATTGCAATATTACAATCTTGTGGGGTCGGTTCAACGACTCCTGCAGGTTCGGACTCACATGAGATAATGAGAGCAGAAGGAAAGAGGGAAGTCGGTTTTGAGCTTATGAAAATGACAGGGCCAGATATCTTACAAGAAATAAATATCATGCGAGAGCTGATTAAATCAGAATACGGAAACGGAGAAGCGGAAAATGAAGAGTTTTAAAAGCATACTATTTAATTTTATAACATTTTTCATGGTTATATTCCATGATGATAGAGGGAGCGCAGGTTTTTTAGATGATGGCCCACCGGCAGATGACAAACCTCCCGTTGACGATAAACCACCGGCAGGTGACTTACCCCCTTCCACTACAGTTTTTCCAGAAGGTTTTCCTGAAGATTTAAAAGGGGAGAAGGTCTTTGAGAAATACTTGAATGAGGATAAGACTTTCAACAATAACGAAATGTTCAAGGCCCTTGCCCACGCTTCAAAGATGGTAGGAGCTGACAAAATAATTAAGCCAGGTAAACATGCCACTAATGAAGAAGTTCAAAAGTTTAGAAGGGAAGTTCTAGGGATTGATCCAGATAAGTACACTTTAGAATTTGGAGAGAACAAAGTTTCTTTCGACGATTTACTTATGGCAGATATGAAGAAAATGGGAATTGAACATAATCTCCCCTCGGAATCACTTCAAGCAATTCTTTCATCAGTGGATAAGTTCCAAGTTGATAAAGCTTCAGGTGCTAAGACTCTTCTTGATGATAAATACAAGACTGACAGGGAGTCTCTTTCAAAAGAATGGGGAGAATCTTTCGACGCTAAACTTGCAAACATTAAGACCTACTACCAAGATGAAATGGATTCTAGTTTAAAAGAAGCAATTATGGACAGTGGTTTAGGTGCAAGTCCAGCTTTTATGAAGTTCATGGACAAACTCGTAGAAGGGGAACCGGAAGATGGTGCCCCGGGTAGTGGAGATAGGAGACCAAATAGAACAACTATGACTCCTGCTGAAGCAACATATAAAATGAACTCAATGCGAGCAGATACAAAAGGGGCATTTTGGGATTCTACCCACCCAAATCACGCCGCCGCTCAAAAAGAAATGTATGATTTAACGAATATTGCCATGGTATAAAATGGCTCTTGACGTACGTGTTGCCAATTAATACAATTGTTTTAACTTTAAATCTTCTTTCGTCGGAATGTTTATACCCTCCCCTTTACAGGCTTGCTTGATATTTGGGAGGGTTTTTTATTTGACATTGGTATGTTGTACCACTTAGACTAAGTATAGATGGGATAAGATACCTCGCAAGAACCTTCTAGTCATCCCAACCACATTTGATACCTGGACCCTAAATACTAGGACACTCCGAAAAACTTTACCAATTAAAAACACTAACCAAATCATCAAGGAAAAGACCATGAATGAATTTGATAAAGTGAAGGTCAAACAGTTTTCGGACAATGTTCTTCACCTTTCACAACAAAGTGATTCTAGGATTGCTCAATATTTAACACCTGAAGTTGTAAACTCTTCAATGAAGAGATTCGACAGATATGGAAAACGTGACCCACGCAGAAAGCAAGGTCGCAATTCTGATACGGATTTCTCTCAAACACCTAAGTCAAACAGATGGCTTTTCACTGAACAATGGTATGACTCGGAATTATTCGACACATTGGATGATTTAGAAACTATCCATAATGTTACAAACGAAACTGCGCTTGCAATGGCTGCAGGTATGTCACGTAAAAGAGATGAAATCGCTATTGAAGCTCTTTTAGGTACAGCAATGGAAGGAAACGACAAGCCAAGTTCGGCAGTTGTCCTACCAAATACACAAAAGCTAGTTGCTTTTTCTAAAGATGGGTCAAGTGACACTATCGAAGCTCTGAATGTAGAGACAATGAGAGCAGTTAAAAAGAAATTCGGTCAAGCTGAAGTAAAAGGTGGCTTAATCTGGGCATACTCTGCTGAAGGTTTAGATCAATTATTAGGAACGACTGAAGTTACAAGCAAAGACTTCAACTCAGTTCAAACACTTGTTAACGGTGAAGTTGATTCTTTCATGGGATTCAAGTTTGTAGAGCTAGAGTTACTACCTTTCAACGATGCAATCGTTTATTACAACAAGCTTACGGGTGCAGTTGTGACTTTAGCCGAGCATGGTGGTTTAGCTGCAGCAGCTTCAACTCCAATCGCAATTGGAAACGCTAGACGTTCAATTGTTTTCAAGGAAAAGACAGCAGCGAAACTTGGACAACAAGAATCTATGTTCTCAAGAATTTCTGAGAGAGAGGATAAACACCACTCTTGGCAAGTCTACCTAAGAATGAATATGGGTGGTCTTCGTATGGAAGAAGAACAAGTTATCGAAGTGCTTTACAGAGAAGCTTAATCAAAGGGGTGGCTTAACGGCCACCCTCCCTTTTTGGAGAATACTATGGCAAATTATTATGCTGACAATTATAAGGGTGCTTTCATTGACAAGCCTTCAAAGCTTGCTTTCGATGGAGCGCACAATGGGAAGAGAAGATCAATCTCTGACTCAATTACATTACCGGCTGCAACGGCAGTAAATGATTTGATTTATGTAGGTAAATTACCTGAAAATGCAATCATTCTTGGTGGAGCAGTACTTTTGAGCAAGTCTCTAGGTGCTACAGGAATCTTCGATTTAATCGTTAAAGATTCTGCCGGTGCTGAGAAAGTTATTGTTAAAGCCGCTGATGGTGGTGGACAAGCAGCTTTCAAATCTTTAGACGTACTTTCAGAAGTATTTGGTCAAAGATACACGGGAGATGTTTATCTCAAATGTACTGAAGTAATGGATGGTTCTGTTGCTGATGCACTAATGAGAAGTTCAATTGAGTATGCGGTAGAGTAAAAGTTCTCCGTTTACTTTTATATCTATACATTATGGACCTCTCGGATTCTTAGGACTTCGAGGGGTTTTATAAAATAAGGCAAATAAAATGGCGGTTGATTACCAAATCATTAATAGGGCACTTTACAAGTTAGGGCAAGAGCCAATTGATCAAGCAGTAGATAGTCTCAGAAAAACAATTATGGAAGGGATCTTCGATGATGTTAAGGAAGAGATGCTATCTAAACATGTTTGGTCATTTGCCATGGTGAAGGAAACCTTATTATCTACAGGTTCCATGGCAGGAGATTCAACTTTTGCACTTCCAATGAAATATCTAGCGTTCGTTAGTATCAATGGTGATCCGTCATTTGACTTTAATATCCGAGGATTGACCCTCTACACTTCAGGTCTTTCAATTGATTTAGAGTATATCTCCAATGTGGAGACAAGTTTATTTTCATCTCTAGCTAAGAAATGTTTCCTCTTGGAACTTGCTCTTGAAGCTTGTACTACTTTAACAGGTGATTCAAAGCTAAAAGAAAGTTTAAGACTAGATTTAGAAATGGCACAAGATAATGCTAGATCAATCGACAGTTTAAATCATTTAAACGAAATCGATGGGTTAGATTATCTGGAAGATCATTGATGGCAAAGTTCGCCTCAACCCAAAACAATTTTTCAAGTGGCTGTCTAAGCTCAAAGCTTTACGGCCGTAACGATATAGCTGCCTATAAAAATGGTGCAAGGGTCTTAGATAATTTTATCGCTCTAAAAAGCGGTGGGGTTTATAAAAGACCCCCTCTCTTTGGATTAGGTAATCCAGGGAACGCAGGTGTTTCCGAACAACTAAATACTTGTACAGCTCATAGAGTTTCTGGGGGAGTATTCTTTTTAGGAAGAACTTTCTCGGGTGATGAGAGGTCTTTTACTGCTAAAGAAAGTAACGGCGGTTTAAGTAATTTTGTGGATATCTCGACTGCAGGTATATCTACAGGCGGTGAATGGAATAGTTATGTCATTGGAGATATAACAGTATTCACTTCCATAGGCGGTATAAACCCTCCTTTCTATATTCAGAAATTTGGTTCAATTTATACAGCGAAACCTTGGCTAGTTGAAACAAAAGTCGGAAGTTTAAGAATACCTTTCAAGAAATTAAACAATAGCCCAGATTCAAATATTATAATCGGCAGCGATATTATATTTTCTGGAATTGATGCAGATGATATAGGCAAATATTTTATTTATAATAGTGGTGGCAGTCCTACCACTAGGATTTTTAAAGTCACGGGAGCGACAACGGTTGCACCTATTGACGGCGGCGGCCTCATTTCTGGAGATACTGCAAACTGGTACGTTTCCGAATGGGGTGGAAGTAACGGTTGGCCAACACATTGTACGATGCACCGAGGGCGACTTGTCTTTAATGCAGGAACGGCTATTGTATCCTCCAAATCAAATAATATATTTCACCTACGAAGTCAGAGATGTTTAACTTCCGGTACCACTGTTACTAATTGGGGAGATGGTTATAATTCTGTAGGGAATGGCGACACATTAGCTACAGACCCCCTATCTATCTCAATAGATGACTCTGAAAAAGTGGAGTGGATTGCTTCAACAAATCAATTGTTGGTAGGAACAAGAGAAGCAGAATATATTGTAAACCTTGAATCCTCGGACCCTTTTGCAAAAGCTCAATCTTTCACTGGAAGCTCAAGTATAAATCCAGTTAGACTTGGGAACTCTATTTTTTATGTAGGGAACGATAAAAGATCCGTCTACCAGTTCTCCTATTCAGAAGAGAACGGTGGGTATATTTCAAGAAATCTATCCATTTTAAATGATGAATATATCCCTTACCAGAATGAAGTAAAACGTCTAACCGTTGTCGTAGATAAATCACTTATCCTAATTGATTGTGGTCAAGAAAATACTCTCTATGCTTTGGTCGTTGATCAAAGTGGGGGAACTGTAGCATGGTCAAGGCTTAAGTCGGACATGTTTGCAAAAGAAGGGCAGCTTAACAGCATCTTTCAATTAAGTAACACATTCTTTCACATGGCAACTTCAACAGCAATTGACGAATGTGTTGTTTCATCGTGGAACATTAATAAAGATTATTACCAGTACGATTTTGAACCTGCCAATGATCCAGGTGATGCTTATGAGTATCGGACAAATACCTTCTACGTTGACAATATCTCTACAGAAGTCACGGATAATGCCGGCACCTTAGAATATTCTGTCTCTAATATGAGGGGAACTTACCAAGGGTTAGCAAGAAATCAAACATGGTTCCAAAATAACACAAATTACAATGTGATTTATGTGAAACAAGTTAACGGAATTACGTCACCTCAATCAGCAGTCGCAGGAATACCTGTAAAAGCAGAAGTGGAAACTATGTCAATTGATAAAGGTTCTAGGATAGGGGACGCACTTTCTCTTTTCACAAAGATAGTTAAAGCAGTTTTACATGTTTCATTCTCAAAGGGAGGGCGTTTAGGTGATAGCAAACTCTTCCCGATTGGGTACCCTAAGAATTTAATCGCTAGTACCAAAGCCGCTTCTATTAACTTAGAAGATAGGTACTCAGGTCCTATAGTCGTAAAAGACATAAGCTCAAATAGTAAAGAAGATTACACTTTTAAAGTTATATCTGATGATGGTCACCCTATGGTTCTCAACAGCATTTCTTTTCTTGGTGTAACGGAGGAATAATATGGCCTGGCAAATTATCGCTGCAATGGGTTTACAAGCATTAGGTAAATTTACCGAAGCTCAAAGGCAACAAGAAAGACTTGAAGCTGAGAGTAAAGAACGTAAATACCAGATTGAAGAAATCCAGCGAAAAGCGGAAGCTAATAAATTCTTAGTTCGTTCTGATGAAGCTCAAGCGAGGGCATCACAACTAGAAAAGTCTGCAGGTCGTGGTCAAGGTGGGAGTGCAACAACTTTTCAAAAGTTAAATCACATATCAGGTCGTGCAGCTCTTGAAATATCGAACATTGATTTAGATGTTAACTATCAAAAGGATGCAGCAGCTAGAGGAATATCAAGCCTAGAGGCAGCGAGTTCAGATATTGTGGATAATGCTTTATTGGATATCACAGCATCAACCGCAATCAATTCTTTTTCTTATCTACAAAGTACACCAGGAGACTATGACTTAGATCTCTTGGCCCTTGAGGAATAAAATGGCTTCATTACAACCTTTCAACGTAAATAGACAAAATATAAGAAGTGGTCGAGCTTCATTAGCACCAAGTGTTGGAGGTGCTGGACAAGTACTTCAAAAAGTAGGTGCAGCCGGTGTAAAGATTGCCACAGCTTTGGCCCTTGAACAAAAGAAGATTCAAGCCGACGAAGCGAGTTATAACGCTAAAGAAGCAATCACTCGTAAAAGCGGTGAAGTTTTCAAAGAGCTTCAAACCAATGTCGGAGAGGACGGATTAGTTCCTTTAAATGGAAAGCGAGTTAGACTAACAGAAGCTTACACCTCTACAATGGACAAAGTTTATAAGGGTCAGTTGGATTCAATGCCGACTGACTTAGCTACAAGCCAATTCCATTCCAAGATTGATGGTGTCCATCTCCAAAATAAGATACTTGCAGATAATGTCAGCTTCAAAGTGGAGAGAGATTCTAAGGTTACAGGACTAGAGCTTCAAGGTAAGCAATTATCTAATGAAGCAATAGATGATAGCTCCATGAATCTAGCTAAAGGGAACGTAATACTAGAGAGGCAAGCTGAAAAGGCTGCTCTTAGTAAGGGTTCTTATTTCAATGATTCAGAATCCGAAGCTTTAAACACTCCAATTAGATCACAGATTGCAAAATCAATTGTCGAGTCAACTCTTCACACAGCAACCCAAACGGGAGACCTAAGAGACTTCGCAGATATGATTGATGCTAGAGGCTTTTGGAATAAGTTAGGACCTGAAGAACGTGAAGAACTTATCACTGTTCTCCAAGATGCTCGAATTGATGCCAAGGCAGCTAAAGATGGAAGTCTTATAATCGATGGAAAAGAGTTCATCAGTCTTGGGAAACCTAAGAAGATCAACGGTGTAATGGTTCAAGAGAAAACCAAGGCACACAATAAATACGATATGGCACCTATAGGAATAGAGGGCCATGTTTCAGCTAAGCAAAAGAACCTTGTTAAAGAGGCGCTTACTCCTGAGCAAAGGGACGGATATTTCCATACACTCCTTAGAAAGTTTAAAGAGAAGAAGAATAAGTTACCTGGGGAAGTTGTTGAGAAGGTGAGGAATATGAACTTCGCTTTACTTAATAATATTACAAACCCTAATGATATGAACACCGTTTCGGATATTAATGTCTTAACTAGAACAATGGATCAGTTAGTAGAAAACAACCTTATGTCTGAGAATGAAGCAGCAAAACTAAAACATGACCTTAGTGGTTCTGTTAGAGCTTCACAGTATATGCAAACTTCTGCTTTCAATACTGTTCAAGGTACCGAAGCAGAACAGATGGCACAGATCGATTCTCTATTTAAGAAAGGAAATGGGAAGAAGTATGATTCTTCTTTATCACCGCAACTTGAACTAAGTGTTCGTAACAAACTAAAAGCACAAGTTCAACAGCAACGTAAAGAGATGATGAAAGATGTTGCCTCTTATGCCGTTTCAAAAGATCTAGGAGTAAACCGATCTTGGGAGAAATTTCAAGGTTCAATTGGTAAACCTTCCTCGAATAAAGAGTATAATAGTTATAAAAATAGTTTAATGAAATATAAAGTTGATAGAGGGATTCTTCCTTTCGGCGGTTCAGAATTGCCTAAAGGATTCATTGAACCTTTCATTAACAGTTTCAATGATAATGTGTCCAGGTTACACACCTCTTCAAATAAAGAAGTTAGTTCTCAATCAATTTCCAAAGCGGTCGGAAGTTTAAAAGATTTACAGAACGCTTTCGGCGGTGATTTTGAGGGCCTTGTAAACTCTATGGAGACCCGTAAGGGTGTTCAAATGAAGAAAGGTTACTTATCTCTCCTACACATGGATCTAAATAGCCCACAAGGTGAGAGAAACGCTGCTGATTTAATGATTGATCTACAAGGGAAGGCTGCAAACATCACTTTGATAGGCGACGCTGATAAAATAGATACTATCCATCAAGGCTTAGTTAAAGAGTTAGCTCATGTAGAAACGGCAATACAAGGTTCGATGATGGACAGAGTTTCTTCTATGACCAGATTGGATATAAGAGAACTCATCATCTCGAATGTCGTTGGTAAAGTTTCCAGAGGGGCAGAAGCAAACTCAGAAACTTACCTAGAATCAATTAACAAAGTTCTTTCGTCGTACCATATTACAGAAGGTGACAATCCTATAATATTTAGAAAAAGTATCCTTGATAGGGCGCATGTATCTCCCGAACAAATGAATGAGTTTGCAAAGAGATTTAATGCAGAGGATATTTTCGAAGGTGTCGAAGGAAAAATAAAACTAGATAAATCTATCACGGATAACTTCAAGTCAAGTGCCAACCCTTCAAGAAAAGCTCTCGAAACACTACCTATAAAACTTAGACCTAATTTAAACGGTAACTTCACACCTATGATAATAACACCGGACGGAGGTGAAATTCCTGTGACTGCAACCGACCGATCAGGTAAAGAGGTTGCTGCTGAGATTAAACCTCAAGTTATCCCTAAACTTCTTAAACGGAAAAAAGAAGAAGGGATTTTTGATACAATCGAAGGTTGGTTCTAATGGCATTCCTAAGTGATAGTCAGAAACAAATATCTGATGTCCAAAAGTTTAAGTTCGATCAATCGGTTTTCCAGTACCAAACTGACCAATGGTCGATTACAAGAAATGCGGCCTGGAATGGATTAACTGGAACTTTAGGTAGAGCAATCTTTGGAGCAGGTCGAACAATAACGGATGAAGAGAATTTCTTATCTGCTGAAGATAGCCAAAAGAGATTCGGTTCCAAAGTACCAGTTACCAAATATGAAGCTTGGTTATTAGATAATCAGATTCAAGCGAATACAGATGAAAAACACATTAATCCAAATGACCAAAGCTTCCTTTCCAATCTAGGATATGGGGCCATGGGTGGTGTGATGGACGTGGCCGGTGTTGCTTTAGCTGCCGGTGTTGGCATGGGACTTACTGCTGCTGCCCCTGCAAGTTTAACGGCTGCCGGTGGTGCAGGAATAGCAACAATCGCAGGTGTCGCTATTGCAAGTGAAGGCATCGGAGCATTAATTGAAACAACTCTTACTCAATTTACAAGAACACCTTTTGAAAATTTATTATATGACAATGAAATCGAAGGAGATTATGACGTTTCTTTCGGTCAAGAATTAACTGAAAACTTGTTAGGTGCCTTAATTATGAGAGGTGGTGTCGCTGTTGCCAGGAAAGGCTTTGGTAAATACATCCCTTCAAAAGATATTCAATCGAAATTAGATGCTCAAGCGGCAAAAGAATTGATCGAATCAAATAAAACAAACCCTGTTTCTGAAGTAGTGCCCGAAATAAAAGCACCTCCTATAGTTGCTACCGTTGAGAATTTGACTAAGGAACATTTTCTTAAGTCGGATGCCCTAGATGTACCTTACCAAAAGATACAATTTAAGAAAGGTGATAAGATGTTCGGTTCATTCTTAGGTGATAAGTTTGGACTTAAGAATCAAAACCAAATGATAACAGGTTTTAGAGGGATGCTAACTCTAACAGATAATCCGAACGTAGCCAGGAGAGCAACAACATCTCTTGGAGAAACGGGAAGCGTTGGAGAGTTCTCTCTTAAAGAATTGAAAGTCTTAAACATGGATGAGGCAGTCGATTTAAAAGAACTTTCGACATACCTTAAGACCTTTTCTAAAGAAGTAAATGGTCTATCTAAGAATAAATATAATGGGTTCATCGAACATTTAGAAACTATGGACGGGGAGATGATAAGTTATAAAGATTTATCTTTTGAAGTCAGAGGTTTTGATAATGTTGTCGAAGGAAATAATAATATCTTTAGAAAGTTTATGGAGTCCAAAGGGTTCAACGCTTTTAAAGAATCTTATAACGACGGTGAATATCTCCACATATCAAAGGATGCTGTCAAAGGGTTAAAGAGTACACCCTTTCCAGGTTCAGGGAAGATCAACCCATCTCTTCAAAAAGGGATTGTCGGGAGCCTCTCGAAATTAAATGACTCAATCACTGAGAAAGATATTCTGGATATCCCTGAGAATATTTTAGAATTTAATAAAGTAGATAATTTAGCTGCTGAATTAGTGGAAGATTCCAAAGCTTCCCTTGAAAGCGGTATGGAAGATTTAAAGCTTGAAGGAAATAACGGCCTTCAAATAAAATCAGAGAAATTGAAAGAAAGCCTTTTGGAAGATTTGAAGGTTATCTCTGATAAAGCGAATCAAGTTCCAGAAGTTTCGGCAATGGCCAAAGCTTATTTGAATTGTAAATTATAGGAAAACTATGTCAGATAAATGTTATAAAGCACTCCTTGAAGCGTATAAGCATATTGATAAAGACCTCATCGACTATGCAAAAGATATCTCTGATCGTATTGAAGAAGATTGGATGATTAATCGTGCGAAAGCTCTTGAAGCGATAAAGACTGCTACAACTGAAAGACAACAACATATCATTGCAGAATTGAACGACGCTATAAAAGTTAAAGATTTAACTATGTCAGTTCTAAATTCCAAAACAGCGTTCATTGAGCGTGATGGTAAAATGAATATCACTGAAGCCATCAAGTCAATTGTCCACGGGACCAATAGATTTGGGAGCACCTTCAGCAATTACAACGCTGATTTTATTAAAACTGTTAGAGAATCGAATTACGATTTCATCATCAGAGAGAAGATAAGAAAGCACGGCCTGGAGGATTTATTTAGGGATGCCAAATATACTGATACTGTGATGAAACACGCCACGGATTTTATGGAAGGTCGTATAAAAGATCTTCCTGAGAATGTGAAAATAGGTATTCAAGTTATCCGTGAATTCCAAGATTACATTTACAAAGAAGCTATTGATTTAGGGATGCCGATTGGTAAGAAGAGTAACTTCTTTATGTCGATGACCTATGACCAAGATAAAATATTCAAAAATAAAGAAGGTTACATCAAAGACCTTATGACTTATTTAGATGAATCCCAACTTCATTTAACCGTGAAGAAAGGTGGTGAATCTATCTTAGTTCCACATAAAGTCGGAGATATGGACTCCCTGGAAGAAATTGCAACTCAGATGGTTGATAATTGGGAGCATCAAGGCGATTTCAATATCTCAGGAGTAAAGTCTAAAGGGAATTTTGCAAGACAACAGGTCCCATTTAAAGACGCTCATGCGGAATATATGCACAATAAAACCTGGGGATATGGTGATAATCTAATGGAGATGGTTGATTCAACTGCCAGAAGATCAGCTCGTAAGATTTCCCTTGCTCAAATTATGGGTGTAAATGCTGAAGAGAATCTTGATAAGGTTGCAAAGTATCTGACTGAATCAGTCGCTAAAGGAAAACGGCAAACCTATGACAAGGATGCTGTTACAAAAACCCTGAGACAATATCGTGGTGAAGGAAATGCCGAGGTAGATAGTGCCTTCATGCGAGGTGCCCAGTCAGTAGTTGATGGGAGCAAGATGGCAGCTTCCATGTTACTTCTAGGGAAGACTGCTCTATCAGCGATCAATGATATTACCCATTCAGTTTTAACTTATAAAATGTCATCGGGTGCTGGGTACGGCGAAGCTCTAACAAAGAACATGTTTTCTTGGGTTGAAGGCTTAACTAGTAAAGAAAAACGTAATTTCGCAGATCAATTAAGGCTTATGGCTGACGATCATGGTCGGTACATGGCCGATTTTGGTTCTAAGAAAACTAGAATGAGTCGAATAACTGATAGTTTTATGTCTAGTACAGGAATTAATCAGGTAACAAAGTTATCAAGGAGTACCTCGTTTCGTTTGAATGAACTTAATATCAGGCAAATTATAAATGACTCCTCAAAAGTAGGTGATGAGCTTCACAGTTTCGGCATTGATGAAGTCGATTTGAAGGCCCTCAAAAAAGTTTCAAGTGCTACTAAGAAAATCACCTACGATTCAATTGATTCTTTTAAAGCAGGGGAGTTATTCCCTCATTTATCTGCAGCAAAGGCAAAAGAAGCTACTATAAAATTACAGTCGAAACTTCAATCTTATTATCATGGGCAAGCGAAGAGGTCCGTCCCAATTGCTCAAGGTAAAGAGAGTGCTTTCCTCAATAAATATGCAAAACGTGGCAGTGGTGCAAGGCTTAGGGCAGATGTAATAGGGTTCCTCGCCTCAACTGCAACCGCAACAATGAATTCCTCTCTACATTTTGCCAACAGAGCTTCAAACAATAGACATGACTTTGGATTAAACACTTCCAAGAAGAATATAAATGCTATTGGTTCAATCGGTGGGGCAGTCATGTTCGGTACTGGAACCTTTATGGCCGCTCAATTGCTCAAGGATATCCTCTCCAACAAGGTAAACCCTGCTTTCTTTGATGCTAAAACAGAAGATCAGATCGATGCCAGGACTAAATACCTTTTTAATATAGCGAAAAGAGGTGTACTTCAAAGTGGGGTTATGTACCCAATGATTGAACAAATTGTTGCTTCCGCTGCTGAAGGAAAGGTTGGGGTAGGTAACTTCCCGATATTCGTACCTGCAAATAGATTGATAGATGTTGGTAAGACTTTGTATAAAGCAGGGACCGCAGATAGCAATAAAAAACTTCAAAAAGAATACGATAAATTATACACTAGAAACGTAAGGGCGTTAGTTCCAAATCATTTTCTATTAGAGGGTGTCCTTAACCACACGACCAATTGGCCGTCAGTTAAAAACTTAGCAGACAAAAAACGACGAAAGAAGCTGAAGAAATATAAACCTCGTATAAATGTTACGAGGTAAATAATTTTGGAGGCGGTTAGTGGAAATCACAACGCTTAATAGTTTCGAAGAATACACTTCAGACGGAACTACAGTAAACTTACCTATCACATTTAGCTATTTAGATATCGATGAAATTCATGTCTACTTAGATGAGGTTGAAACAGCTCTTTTTGTAAAAGATGAAGCGAACACTCGTTTAATTTTAGATGCCGCACCTGCAAATGGTGTAGTAATTAAAATTCAAAGGGAAACAGTCAAACTTGTTTCCACTATGAATGTTGAGGAAACTTATACCCAAGTTGCTTTGGACAGATTGATTTCCATTATTCAAGAGATAACAGTTTCCCAAGCGGCAACCGTTGCAGCTCCGACTAGTGAAGCTGGTTCATGGGTAACTGCAACTCCTTATAAAGAGAAAGCTCTCCTTGTATCTGCAGGTATCTTATACCGAGTAGCTAATGACTATACGTCGGGTGCTTCACCTGCAATTGACGTGGGAAATGGTAACTTAGTTTCTCTTACCCAGACAGGAAATGCCGGGGCACAGGGTACCGCAGGAAATACGGGCGCAACTGGTGGCGTAGGTCCTCAAGGTGCTGCAGGGATAAACGGTGCCAATGGAAACGACGGTATCTTCACAGCGATTGCTTCTCAAGCTCAAGCGCAAGCCGGTGCTGATAATATATTAGGGATGACTGCTCTTAGAGTTCTGGAAGCGATAACTGCTTTAGCTCCTACAGCCCTACAAACAATTACAGATGCTCTCGATACAAAAATATCTACAAACATTTCACAGATCACAGCAGCGAAAAGCCGTTTACTTCTTTTAGAATCAATTACGAGAGTCACTTCAATTTCTGGTTCGACAGGTCTTGTAAATGCTCAAGCAGTTCCTCTTGAAATCAGGGGAGTTAATGACCCTGGTGGAAATGGTGACATTATGCAAGTTGACGGAGATGGAACTTTCTCGATGACAATTTCCGTAATGATTAACCGTAAAACAGACTTAGAGGAACGACTTGTCGTTGTTACTTTAAATGCTCTTTTTCACGGTGGCGCTTGGCAAATCCAAAGAGAGAGAACGATTTATCACGCAGGAAACATCGACGGTCTTAAATTCACCGTTGTAAACCTTGCCGATAAAGTCGGTTCAATTCGATACACCTCGGACAATATGGCTGGTGCCAATTACAACGCAACAATGAAATACGTCGGAAGAGAATTTCCAGTGGGGCTTTAATATGAAAACATTTTTTAATTTATTACTTATAACTATTTTACTGTTCTTCGTTTTAGATGCTCAGTCGGCAACCTTCAATTTACCAGTATATCAAAGTTATACAACGGTCGAGAGGGACGCATTACCTTATGCTAAGAAAGGGATGATCCTTTTCAATACGGATTCTGGACTTCTCGAAGTTTATAACGGAGCAGTTTGGGCAAATATGTCTGGTGCCTCTTTTATGACAGAACTTGGAGATGTAACAGGAGCAATGGCACCAGTTACAACAGATTTGTTATTCTTCGACCCTGGAACTTCCAAATGGAATAATTTAACAGGCGGTCTTCAAGGTGTATTCAATATCACACCCAATGCCATTACTCCTGCGACTTTAGGTTCTGATATAACTCTGGCAGTAAGTTCAACGGAGGCTAGTTCTCTAGGACAATTTAATATAGTAGGTGACAACCTCGATCTTGGAACTCATGCACGTTTTGCAGTATTTGATGGAGCAACTCTACAGCTTAAAGTTTCACCTGATCTTCTATACTTAAAAGCAACTGAGATTCAATTAGACGGGACCTTAGAATTTGCAGCGGATAACACTGTTAAGATTGCCAAGTACGAAACGGATATGATTTTAGTTACTCCGGCTGATACTTCGCTCCCAACAACTTTATCGGTAGACAAATATCATAAAGCTAATCTGGCCATAAAGGTTTGGACCGCATCAACCCCTTATTTAACTTCTGATATTGTACGCTCAGGTTTGAAAACTTATACACCTAAAGTTGGCTTCACCTCTAATGCGGTTATTTTTACAATTGCGAATTGGGACCCAATTGATGAAGAAGATATTCAACAAGCTTATGACCTCGATTTGGATCACAAATTATTACTTGAAAAAGATATTACAAATGGTGGGCTACATTTAGAAGCGAAAGCCGGTCAACTTTCTAGCACCGAATCAGTTTTTAAAGTATCGGGTTCAACTGCTAGTTCTATATTTAAAATTACAGAAGATAGAACCTTCTTAAACTCTCTTGAAACTCAAACAAATAAATTAATGTTTGTAGTAGATCAAGCGACGAAGATTGATAAATTCGACACAATCGTTCCAGGTACTCCACTTGATACTTCGGTTCCTACTTCGAAGGCCATGGCAGATTGGGTCGATGTTGAAAAGACTAAGGTATATAATTATAACGATGTTGCAACTACATATAAGCAAGATCAATCGGTTATCCAAGACGGGACTCTATACACATTAATTGGACCGGGTGATCTTGTTACAAGTGGAATTGGGTTCAATGATACCCTTTGGAGAAAAGTCGGAGGTGCCGGCGGCGCTCCTGATTTTGAAGCTCTAAAAGTTTATAAGCAAAATGATATGATCTTCCACGATGTTTCACTACGTCGTTCGAAGATAGACTTTACCAGTGGCGCATCTTATTTAGCTACAGATTGGGAAGTTGTTTCAAGAGCTAAACCATTCAGAGAAATTCAAGCTTCAACTTACTATGAGGCAGGTGACTCGGTTTTTATCACAGAAATCAGGTATATCTTTGATTCCAATTTTACGACTTCTGCAAGTTTGAACGTAGCCTTGGAAGTAGATATTCCATGGGCACAAATTCACGCTGCAAATACAGGGACTATGAATGTTTCGGGTAGTAAGGTAGTTGATTCACATGTAGCACCTTCCAATATTACAACTTCATCTGTTATTAAAGACTTTGCTAGTTCGGCTACAAGTGGAAAGAAGTACTTCATAAGAGGTTCGGCTTATCATTCTAATATTGCTAGTGGCGATCAATCAATAATTGAATATACAAATGGTGGGACTACTCAAAGATTGAGTATGTTTTTAGATAGTGGTGGAACAGGGAATAATTTTAGGGTATCAGGTTTTACGAGTCAGACTTTCACATATAATGGCGGTGCTCTAACTCTTGACGCAACAATAACAAATACTGGTTCAATATCAGCAGGTGATCGAACTTGGTTTGAACTTCACGAGGTCTCAGAAATAGAAGGGACAATTCTAACCGGCAAGCAGGCGAGGAATGATTTTTCTATAATAGTAGATCCGAGCACCGTTCTTGTTGAGGACGCAACTGTTACCACGGATTCTGGAACTGATACCGTTGTTGATAGCCTAGGTGAGTATGCAAATGCAACGGATCGTTACCAACTAAATGTTTTAATTAAGAAGTCATTATTCTCGTCAGCACCAAATCTAAAATCAGTAATGTATCAAGGAAGTGTAAGCTCTGATGATATGTTAGATAGCATGAGAGTACCCACGTTAGATACTGGGTCAGTGTGGGGATACAGAGTTAAATGGTTTAGGGTAGGCGGTGGTTCACATTCACCAAACAATGTAAAAATGTTTTTTGAAAAGACTGATACTGACTACAAAGATCTTCAAGACATAGTAGTAATACTTCCAAAGATTAAACAAACAGCTACAGAATATCTAACAGGCGAAGAGGCCCCCAATGGCAAACCTATATGGGCCTACAATATTTCATGGGCAGGTACTTCATCTGCAACATTTGTAATTGACACTCTTGCAACAAATTTAGAAATGCAAAATTCAGTATACTACTCAGGAGCCGCTAGGACATTCTTAGGTGTGATAGTAGCTGACGGGACAAACAATATAGGGCTTTATTACCAAAAAAGTAACGGCAATGTAACGCTCCAAAATACCGGACTATTAATTCAGGAAGTTAGTTACATATTGAGATACACCAAACCATAGTTAGAATGAAATAGAAGTAACAAAAACAAACACTAGAACTTAGGACAGAGTTTTATGTCGAACGAATTGAAAATTGAATCAAAGAATAATAAAGAGTGGAGAGACTTAGTTCTTTATGAACTTCGTGAAACTCGAAAAGACGTAAATAAAATCAAAATGGATTTGTCGAACTTGAGAACTAAAACTCTCTTAGTTTCAGGTACGGTCTCAGGTTTGACATTTATAATCACCAAATATTTCCTCGGAGGGAAGTAAAATGACAAATGAAACAACAGAATTATCGACAGAGGTTTCTACAGTAGAATTTTCAACAGATTTTAACAAGGACGGAATTAAATCAGCGGTAGTTAGATTTCATTCTATGGAAGCAGTACAAGAAGCAATTGCAGCTCTTTCAAAAAGCGAAGGTGCCGAGACTAAAGTAAACGCTATCATCACTTTCAAAATGGAAGGCGATAAAGCGATTATGACAATCGACACAGACAAAGATGGTGAACCAATGTTCGAAGTAGAGCTTGCTCTTTTAGAGTCGTTCAAAGAAGCAGCCGGTAAAATTTTAAACTAAAATAGGGTGGTTATGGCCAAGTTAAACTTGATGAAACTTTATAATAATATATGGACAATTATATCATCGGGAATATCTTTGGCCGTAACTACTTCTTTAGCAAACCCGTTATTTTCTAAGCCGATTAACTTTGCAATTGATCTAGCTTTGAAATGGTTGAAACCTAAAGTAGATAAAAAGATCGCTGATATTATTGCAGTAAAAGATAAGAAATTAGCTAAGACACTGGCCAAGGAATTGAAAGATGCGAAAGATAAAAAGCAAACCATTAAAGCCATTAAAGATGCGTTTGATAACCTTCCTTAATTGGTCATTAATCTCCTGTCTTTTAGTGTCTTGTGCTACTGCAAATACTCCCAATTTATCCATGGAAGAAAGGTGGTTTGAAAGGTGTACTGTTGTCGAACCAATTGACCTAGAAGGCCCGGTTTGTTTGTGCCACAAATACGATTTTTTAGAGGTTAAAAGAACCTCGAAAAGTTACATAAAAGACTTGGAATATTGTGACGACGGGGACTTTATTTTGATTAGAAATT